CTTTTGCTGCTTTAGGAAATTTTTTCATTTGTCCTAGTGATCTTGCGCAGAACGATTTTCTACGTTTGGCAGCTTTTGATCCTGGCTTCACTTTACCAGTCACGGCTGTTTTTAATTTAGAACCAGGGTTAAGTCTTCTATAAGCTTTAACTCCAGCCTCTGTCATTCCCGCACCTTTTTTAGTAGCACGAAAATTTTTTTTATTTCTTGCAGGCATTTTATCCTGTCTTCTCATTACATCATCCCCATTCTTCTAGCCATAAAACCACCACCCATAGCTTTTGTTCTTTTTGCAAATGTTTTTACGTTTGTTGGTTTACCACCGACGCCTTGTGCTACTGCTCTTTTTCTTTTTACAGCTGATCGTCTCTGACCTTCAGTCATACGTCTTGCTTTTGCAAGTGGGACACATTTTGGATATTTACGTTTTGCATCTGCTTTCTGTTTTGATCTTCCACATTTTGAAAAAGATCCATCTTTCTTTTTACTTCCTATATCTACCCACTTCTGGGCAAACCATTTATCTAAACCGTTTTTAGCCATTAGGAATTCTTTCCGACAGCCTGTCTATTCATTCCTTTTTTACAGATTCCACCGCCTCTTAGACCCTGTCTTTTTAATCTAGCAGTTGCTTCCATTAATCCACCACCTGCTCTATTTTTTCTTGGTTTAGGTGTGTCTTTTGCATCAAATATTATTTTTCTTTGTTTTATAGCTTCTTTAGGAGAGGAACCCATTTTTTTTCTTTTTATAGCTTGAAAATTACCTTGATCATCAAACTTACCTAAACCTAATTCTACTTTTTTTTGTTGCATTTCTTTTACAAACTTTGGAGTTCCTTCTGAATAACCAATACGACCACCTTTGGCTTTGCTGCCTCTAAAATCTTTTCTTTTTACACCAGATGGATCTTTGATTTTACCAGCACAAATTTTGCTAGCATATGCGTTCGCGTATGCACTGGGATATACTCGAAATTTTCTTTTCGCTGCGGCCTTACCTCTTGGACATAGTTTAGTCATTATTTCCTCGCTGTCTGTTTTGCACGTTTAAAGTCAGATGCTTTTGGTGCACCCTTTGCACCTTTCTTTCGCATCTTACCGCCACGTTTTCTTTTAGCATGTATGTTTGCATATAAACCTTTACCTGCCATTATGCCTTCTTTTTTTTACCATTAATTACACCTCTACCTTTTAAGATATCAGCAAATGTAACTTTACCGTCTCCTGTTAAATCAGGAAACTTAGAACCTTTTTTATAATTCATTCTACGACCCATCATTCCGCCGCCCATTTTGTTTTCTCTTAAATCTTTACCTTTTGAGACTCCAGACTCTGTAACTTTTTCACCTTTTAATTTTTGTGTAGTCTGTCTTAATTTTTTTCTAGCTGGATCAATATCTTGTTCCATTTTTTGAATAAACTTTTTTGTTTTTCCTTTTAATTTTAAACCTTCTAATTTAGCAGAGTCTACAGCTTTTTTTAATTTTGATTTACCTACATTTGGTTTAACACTTGTTATAGTTTTAAAAATTTGTTTACCTGGTTTTACGAAACTAAATATACCCATTATTTTTTTCCTCCGTTTCTAAAAATTTGAGTCCCCTTTATACCATAAATACTCGCCACGACAAGGATCCACAAATTAGTGAACCATCCCGGAAGCTGCGAGAACATCTCGAAGAATAATTTTACCTTGTCCATCGCAGTTGGATCATCTGATATCACTGCATATGCAAGCACCAACACGGGCAAACTAAGAATTATCAAAACTGCCTCGTCTTTCCAGTCTGACTGTCGGGCCTCTAGCAATTTACCCTGGTATTGTTCCTCACCACGGGCCATTTTTTCTGCATGCATCAGTTGTGCATCAGACATTGCCATCTTCGTTCTCTGCTTGTTAGCGTAAATCTTACTTCCAGCAGAAACGGCTAATTTAATCGCCGATAACCACATGATTAATACGCTTTAGAGTTTCTTTTTTTCTCTGCTAACATTCTTTTCTGACCGCCAACTGGCATTTCAGGTTTTCCTGTAGCAATATAATTAAAAGATTGGTCAGCAGTCGTTTTAGATCTAGGATCTACCTCGATACTTTGTTCTGCAACCTTAACTTCTTTTATTTTGTCTAGTTTTTGCATTTATGCTCCTTTTTTTACTCCTTTTATAACACCTTTGTTCTTAGATGCATAGAATATCTTTTCACCCTTCTTTTTTCCATACTGTTTCTTCATGGATTTCATAATTTTTTTACCTTTTTTGTTTAATGGCATTAATTATCCTCCGTTACTATCGCTGCTTGTTGCACTCCGGTCTTTGCAAGGCTAACTCCAGCACGTAATTTTGCTAAATCTTCGTTCTGTTCTAGTTTTTCATCAAAATTATCACCTTGTTGCATCAATCTTGCTCTTGCAAGCTCTTGTTGAGCCTCGTCATTGTCTCTTTTTCGTTCATTTTCCATTGCTCGAAGGTCAACTTCACGTGATTTTAGTTTTAAAAGAGGGTCGTTATCAAATTGTGACGTAATTTGTTTTTCTTCCTTCATAAACTCCTCTGTCATTTCAGCAATCAACACTGCTTTTCTTGCTTCTACC